TACTTGTACTTCTTCTCGATCTTCCATCCGTAGTACCGCACCGGCTCGAAGCCGCGGGCGCCCTGGATGACACGTGCCCGGCCCTTGAAGATGGCGCGCCTGCTGGCGATGGACAGCTGCGGAGTGATCGACGCCTGGAGTTCTCCGGTCAGAACGCCGTGGCCCGGATACAGCTGACTGGCCGCGGCCGAGGCACCCACCTCGGCCACCTCCTGAAGCATGTCGTAGATGGACATGTGGACCCAGCCCACCGGGTTGCCGGTGAAGAAGAAGCCAGAGCCCGTCACGGTGATCTCGAGCGGACCCTTAGCCATCGGTCGCCTCTTCGATGATCGTCAGGTGGCGCAGGTAGAAGTCAGCGTCGTACTGCGCCACCTCGTGCGGTGGCAGGTGGTACTTGGCGGCGATGCGCTCGATCACGAGCGCCTTGACGAGCTCGGGCGGCGGCTCGACGCCGGGCGCTTTGCCGACCGCTTTCCATTTGCGGATGGCGTGGCTAAAGGGCCCGGCAGCCCGCCGATCTCCGAGAGGAACTTGTTGACCAGCCGGATCCCGTCAGCGGGCGGGAGGTGACTGGTGAAGTTCTCCGGGGTGGCGGGCACCGGGCCCGATCCGTTTTCCAGGTTCCAGCCGACGAGCCCGACCCGCGCCACTTCGCGCAGCAGGGTACGGACGGGCTCGAGGCCCGTGGCCTTCTCCGCCTTGTCGGCGAGTTCGACCAGATCGAAGTAGTCGTCGAGCGGGGGGTTAGCCCGGAGCGTGACGACTAGGCCCTTGAGGTCGCCGTCCTCAAACTCAAACTCGGTCGTCCGAACAGGAACGGTGTAGCCCAAACATGGAGCTCCCTTCGTGGGTGTGCGGGTCTTACGACCAGGTTGGTGCGGTGCCGTTCTGAAGCAGCAGAGTGGCGGTGCTGGTGAGGTTGCCGTCCGAGCCACGGTTGAGGGTGTACTCGGTGCAGATCATCTCCATCGTGAGCGTGGCCGGCGGCGTGCTGTTGACGACGATCGTCACCGTCCGCGTCTGGCTGGTGGACGACATGGTGCGGAACACGGTGTGGGTTCCGGTCGTGGCGGTCGGGTCGAACTGCATGTTGATCGTGACCTGACCGTCGGCCAGGAGCAGGATCCGCTCGATGGCGCTCTTGTCGAGGCCAGTGATGTCCGCGTTGCCGCGGGGGGTGCTGATGTCGAACGAGAGGACACCGGTGCTGATGTTCTGAAGCGAGCCGGCGCCGTCGTCGACTGAGTACGTAGTCGTTATGCCCGAACTTTTTGCCATGAGTGCTGACTCCTAACTTTGGGCTGCGGTGAACCGCGTGAAGGCGACGGCGATCGTCGCGTTGGTGAAGGTGCCGGTCAGGTTGACCCTGACCCAGCGCCGGATGGTGGCCGTGGTGCCGGTCGCCAACCGCTGCTCACCCCGTCCTGCGCCAGCCGTGACCGCGGTGAACGCCAGGCCGGTGATGTTCGAGAAGTTGGCGGGCGTGGTGTCCACCGAGTCCTGCACGGCGACGGTGACGCTGGTGCCCGACAGGGAGAAGACCTGGAGGGTGGCCACCGCCCCGAACGCGGTCGAGGCCGTGGTCTGGTCGAAGTGGGTGCCCGCGCCTGAGCTGGCGAACAGCTCGGCGCCGTTGGTCAGCTCGATGCCCCACTCCACCGGCGAGCCGTTGCCGAGCACCTGGATGGTGCCGGCCAGAGACCCGTCCTGGCCGCGGTTCCAGTCGTAGTTGATCTGCTTGCCGTTGAGGGCGGCGGCCTGGTTGCCGACCACGCTGCCGTGGAAGTACATGGCCGTCCGGTCGGTGGTGGGCAGGGTGGACAGGGCGGCGTGCTCCAGGTCGGTGGCCGTGTCGAACCATGTGCTGAACGACATCTCGCCATCGAGCAGGCCGCTGATGCGCTCGGGCGCCGACTTGTCGATGGAGGTCACGTCCAAGGCCGCCCGACGGCAGGCGATGGTGTCGAGGGCGCTGACGTCGGTGCTCAGGTTGTAGCCACCGATGTAGAAGTTGTCGCCCATGCCGGATTCTTTGGCCATGTGGTTCTCCTAGTTGCTGATGACCGAGACGTCGACCATCTCCAGACGGATGGGGATTGACAGGACGCGAATCCACGCCTCGTTGACCTGCTGCCAGGCCGTCGTCGTCTCGTCGATGCGGGTGGCGGTGACGTTCTCGCCGAGGTGGTCGTCGGCATAGATGGCAGCGTGGGTGGCGCGGTTCGCCTCGCGGACCTGGACCTCGAGGTCGCTGACCCAGCGGTCGTCCCGGTTGAGGACCGGCCAGTACCAGCGGACCATGATCTTCTCGTCCACGTTCTCAGCAGTCAGGGTGTTGCGGGCCTCCTGGTCACCGAGGTACCAGTAGCGGACCTGCCGCTTGAGCGGGCTGAACGGCTCGCCCCGCTTGCACTCGAAGGGTTCCTTGCCCGTGTCGAGCGCGTTGATATAAGCGGCCGCCCCGTTCAGGCAAACCTCGAGCGCGGTCAGGGCACCAGCCCAGCTCATGCGGCGAGCATCGGCGTGAACTTGTCCAGCGTCTCGCGGTCACGCCGCGACAGGAACGAGGACACCATCGGCTGGCCGCCGTCGCCGCCGGCGCCGAGCATGTCGTTCTGGCCAGCCTGTCGGCTGGCGTACATCCGAACCACGAGGTTCAGCGCGACCTCCTCGATCCGACGAGGAATCGGGGAGAAGCCGAACGTGCCGGTCAGCCGGACGTTGGCGTACCCGCGAGGGAACGTGTGCAGGCTGGTGGCGTTGTCCACCAGCCACAGTTCCGTGGCGGGCCATCCAGGGGATCTATCTTGCGTCGTCGGGCGCAACAGGTAGTCGGTCGAGGTGACAGTGGTGAAGCTGCCACCAGTGGTCGCGGAAGTCTCTACGAGACTGAGGGAGCGAACACCCCTGGGAACGAGCAGGCACGTCCCGCCATGCGTGGCGGAGTACCCGTCGAAGGTATAGACGGTTCCGGTGTCAATGAGGGAGCGGCCGATGTGGCCGTTGATGTAGTCGGTGGCCTCGTCGATGTACTCGGCGAAGAGCTCGTCGTCCGCCGTCCCGGTCAGGCGGTCGAGCCGCTGCTTCACGTCGTTGAGGTCGCAGTAGCCGACCTTCCCGACCTGGAACGGAGCAAGCCAGGAAGAGGTGCTGACCCCGCCTGACGTCTCGAACCGATATCGGTACCACGTCGACTCGTCGCCGGCCGCATCAGCGAAGGAGTAGGCGCGGACCTGGCTGACGACAGCGACGGTGCCGATGTCGCCGAATGCGCCGTCCTCGGTGGTCGCCGACTGGATCTGGACGACGGCGCCAGCCCCGGAGTGGTTGGTGGCTAGGACCTCGTCGCTGTTCTCGACGTAGACCCTGACGGTGTTGCTCATCAGCTCTCCGGTATGTCGTGAGTCGCCGAGCCAGTCGGCACGGAGTGAGACGCCGAGCCGCTAGGCGGTGAAGCGGTGGCCGAGCCAGTCGGCGGGTGGCTATCAGCTGATCCGGTCGGGACGGCCAGGTCCGCACCGAAGCCCGGCGGGATGCCGCCCGAGTCCGTTCGTCCTGACGCCCCTCCGTCATACGCCGCGAACGCGACGGTGGGGTGGGCGGCAGTCGGGGCGACGGTCGTCGTCGATCCGTTGGCGGTGAGGACGACGGCCGCATGACCGGCGGCCGCGTCCTTCGAGGTTGAGGCGGTGGCGGCGTTCGCCGCGAAGGCCACCGTTGCCGAGCCAGCGGACGGTGACACCGACGCCGACGGCGCGTTGGCCGCCACCACGATGACCGCTGACCCGGCAGACGGGGCAACCGTCGCATCGGTGCCGTTCGCGGCCAGGGCGACGGTGGCATGACCCGCAGCCGCATTGGTGACCGACGCCGTGTCGACAGTAGCGTTGAGGGCGGAGAAGGCGACGGTCGCCAGGCCGGCGCTGGGATTGACGGAGGGGGCCGGCGTGTTCGAGGAGAGGGTGATCCCCGCCACGCCGGCTGATGGATTGACCGCCGCGTCAGTGTCGTTGGCGGCGAAGGCAACGGTCGCCAGCTCGGCCGCGGCGTTCGTCGCCGAGCTGCTGATGTCGACCGTGGCATCGAGGGCCGCGAACGCCATCGTCGCGTGGCCGCCAGTGGGCGCCACCGTGGCGTCGACGTCCTGGCCGACGAGGGAGACAGTAGCCAGGCCGCCCGTCGGGGCAACCGTGGCATCGGTGTCACGGCCGGTGAAGGCGACCGTGGCATGACCGGCATCCGCCAGTCGGGAGAAGATGACGGTGGCGTTGTGGGCCCCGAAGACGACGGAACCCGAGCCGGTGTTGGGCGCGACGGTGGCGTCGTTGCCCTGGGCCGCGAAGCTGATCGTCGCCAGCCCGCCGGTTGTCTGAATCGTCGCGTCGACGCCCTGCCCGGTGAGGACGATCGTCGCCGCGGTCGGCTTGGGCTGGACCTGGATGCTGGCGTTGTGGGCGCCGAACGCCACCGTGGCCAGCAGCGCCGACGCCGCAATGGTGGCCGCTGCGTTGTTGCCGGTGAAGGCCGCAGTAGCCAGGCCAGCCGGGGCGTTGGTCGAGACGCCGCCTGATGGCGGCTGGGCCTTCGGGGTCCGCTGTTGTGGGTGCGGGTATCGACGGAACAGGCCGGGCATGGCCGACCTCTAGTTGATTTCCTGGAAGGTGATCCCCGCGGACCAGTTCGTAAGCGTGGCAGGCGTTCCGACGATCTTCACGATGACCGCGATGTCCGGCCCGACGATGGGCCGCTCCTCCGGGGTCGGCACCCACAGCCAGCCGTTGAGGTTGTTGAAGCCCTCATAGATGATTGGGGTCACCGTTCCCGCACCCTCGGCGCTGGCGTCGGTGCCCGACGTGGCTGCGGCTCCTGCGGTCCCGCCCGCGATGCCGGACGCCGCACCGCCGACCTGGTGGGGCGAGGGCGTGGTCGAGGTGTACGTCCCGAAGGCGGTCGCCTTCTGGCCGAAGATGACACCCAACTGGTCGGAGACTTCGGTGGCCTGCTGGTTGACCCACGCCCGGTGGATCTCAAGGATGGAGCCACGGGTGCCGACCGCCGCCGCAGCCCGGACAAAGACGAGCGTGGCGTCGGCCACGATGGTCTGATTTTGCATCGTGACGCTGTAGACATGACCGGCCATCGGGGCTCCTAGTTAGAGAGGAGAGGGATGAAGGGGTTGCGACGTGGCGGCGGGACGGACGTGTCGAGCTCCACGATCATCGACCCGAAGGCCGACGTGGTAGCCGCCGTCCACGGGACCGTGGTCAGCGTCTCGCCCGAGTTGATGTGGACGATCTCGGTGCCGCTCGACGGGGTGCCGTAGCCCGAGTCGGCGCTTTCGGTCCAGCCGGTCGGCGGTGCGGTGTTGGTCGTTCCCGTCTGAGTGGTATGCACCATGCCGATGCACGCGTTGGCGGTGAGGATGGCCGCCGGCATCGTGATGCTCGGCGTGCCCGTCGAGGCGTTGTCCTGCTTGCCCACCTGTCGGGCCGCGCTGGCGCCGGTCAGGGTCATGCCCGCCACCCGGTACACCGCCAGCCCGCCGCCGGTGTCGGTCGCCACCGGGGTGGAGGTGTACGTCGTGGAGGTGGTGGCCGCGATCAGGGTGGTGCGGATGAAGATCCAGTGGGAGTCGGCGCTGCTGTTCTTGGTGCCGGACTGGACCTGGGTGTACGTCCCGCTCTGGCTGTCGGTGATGGTCGGGGCCTGGGCAGCGGTCCGCCCGCTGTTGTAGGCGACGACCACGATCAGGTCGCCGATGGCCGGCGCCGCGGTGGTGGTCGTCTTGGCTCCCGCCGTGGTGGTGCTGATCTTCTGGACGAGGGTGCAGGTGGCCACCTAGCCGGTCGCGGTGAAGATGCCGTTCGTGTGCCAGATCACGGTGAACGGGCCGTCGGTGACGCTGTTGGAGCCGCCAAAGTAGTTGTAGCAGATGCCCCGGTCGGCCACGGTGTCGTCGTAGACGAGGCAGCCGAAGACCGCGGCCAGGGTAGCCGAGGCGCCCGAGCTCGTGTTGGCCGCGTCGAAGGTGTAGGTCGTCGAGGCGAATGCGCTGGTGACGCCGGTCAGCGCCACGCCGCCGGTCGCCCACTCAGCTGCGTCGAAGACCTCGTTGCCGGCCGACGTCCACTGGCCGGCGTTGAAGACGGTGTTGGCCGTGGCGACCGTGTTGTCGGGGGTGATGTCGTTGTCGTACAGCGCAGCCTTGTGCGTGTCGGTGAGCAGGTTCTTGGCGTCGGTGTTCTCGAGGGCATCCTCGATCAGCGCCATGAACACCTTGGAAGCGGACCAGGCCATGACTAACTCCTAGCGGCGATGGTGGCGGACGGTGCCAGGACCGCTCGGTCCTCGCCATCGTTCCGCTTGGTGACGACCGCCATCCACGGGCGGCCTTCGGCGTCGGTCTGAACCTTCTCGCTGCCGACGTAATCGTCCCGCTCCACCGGGCGGACCTCGACCCGGACGCCGGCCTCGACCATCGGGGCCGACAGACCCTTGAGGCCGGGGCAGGTGTGGAACTGCGAGTGGGGCCGCGCCTCGCGGGTGACCGA